CGTCTCGACATCCTCGGCCGTGGCGCTGGCCCCATACCGTCCGAGGCGCAGCGGCAGACCATAGGTTTCCACGAAGGCGATCCAGTCCTTCACGGTGTAGCTCTTGCACATCCAGCCAAAGGCCACGAGGCGAGCCAGACCACCCCGGCCGACCAACCCCGATTTGAGTTTGGCCTTGTGGCTGATCCATTTGAACGGCTCAAGCGCCAGACCGTTGACCATGTCGCGCTCGTCGATCAGGCGGACTTCGCGGCCCGTATCCCGATCGAACATGAAAAAGCGCGGATCACGGTGGATGAACTCCTCGATCCACCAGGTGCGCTTTCCGCGCCCCCAGATCAGCTCAATCTGGGAAAAGCCCTTGCCAAGCGCATCGAGCATATCCTCGATAAGATCTGGAAAGCTGTCATGCTCGGCCAGGTTGGCGCGGACATCATCGGCGATTTTCACATCTTGTGCGTCGTCCGAGGCAGGCTTGACGATCGGAGCCACCCCAGAGACCGCACGCTTGCGCACACCCAGCACTGAAGCATAGTGGGCATCGCGCTCTTCCATCTCCTCCGCCAGCACCAGGTAGTCATACAGGCTGCCTTCGGCGGCGGCTGCCAGGATGGATGCCAGGCGCGACGGGGTCAGACCGGAAGCGACGGAATGCGCCCAGGCTGTGCGGACGGATGTGATGCCAGGCTCTGCGATACGTTCTGTCAACATTTGCCTGCGGACGGGTTGACCATATTGATCCAATAATTGTGCGGCCATCACCACACTCCTTTCTGTGTCCGGAACCCGGCTGTCTGCTTAATGGGACGACGAACATCCTTGCCCCCACCAGGTGGGACGGGGCGGTAGGCATAGGGTTGATATTCCGTCTCGGAGCTGGAGACGGCCAAAGCACCGGCCCAGAAGCGGTCGGCGTGGCCATCAGTCTCGCCATCAGAGACCAGGCGGCGGATGCCGGTCGGCCCCGCCACGGATTTGATGGAATGAAGATCCGCGCGCAACTTGGGATCCCCGGCCGGGACCAGGACGCGCCGATCCTGAAACGCCTCCTTGAATGAGGTTGCCATGTCGAGCTTTGCAGCCGAGCTGAAGATCACACCTTCGACCCGGTCTTCGCCATGCCGCCGCTTGGCATCCTCGACCGGCTTCTCACCCATGCCGGTTTGGTCCATGCGCAGACGCACCACGCGGTAGCGCCGGAACACGTCATCGAGAAGCTCGTCCTGGCGGGCAAAGGTGATCCGTTTTTCGGCGATGATCTCACGGGTGACGAGCTGGCCGTCGACCAGTTCCAGCACCCAGATGACGAATAGGTCGTTGCGGGCCGCGATGTCCACGCCGACAAAGCACATGCCGCCCTGATACTGAGACGGCTGGCCTGCGTGAGGATCCTCGCAAGATGAGATCAGGTCGTAGTCCAGCCAGGCGCTGGCAGCATCGAGCCATTTCAACTCATATTCTTGCGCCCAGGCATCCTCATCGGCCATACCAGCGCGCAACGCATCGATGTCGCGGGGGCAGCCCTGGGCCACGGCCTCATAGATATCGACGTGATGGCGGGACCAGATGTCATCGTCGCCCGTCATCAGCTCATAGAACTTGTTGCCCTTGCCATTGGGGGTCGAGATCACCCGCAGCTTCTGATTGCCCTTCGAGATCACCGGAAATAGCGCGGACCAGATCGCCCGGCTGTTCTGGTGGAAGGCGAACTCGTCCAGGACCACGTTGGCAGAAAACCCGCGCGCGGTGTCGGGGTTCGCGGGCAGTGCCGTGACCCGGCTGCCACCGGGGAACTTGACCTCGAGCGCCTTGTAGACGGCATCCGCCCCTTTGGCCTGCGGCGCACGGAATTCACTCTCGAGGTATTCCGGCTCACCGCCTTTCAACAGGGTGTTATAAGCCCCATAAAACGCCTTTGTGATCGGCTTGATCGCCTCCTCCATCGCCTCGGCCGCTTGCCGTTCGCCGCGGCTGAGGATCACCCAGCGGGCTTTGCGTCCGTCGATCTCGCCCTGGATGCAATCATCCACCAACTCGCCGCAGGTGGTGAAGGTCTTGCCTGTCTGGCGAGAGAACATGCCGATCTTGAAACGGCTGTCGTCCTTCAGCCAAGCTTGCTGGTAGGGATAGAACTGGATGACTGGCTTCATGCGCGCGCCCTTCGCTGCTTCCGCTCGCGTTCAATGCGCCGTTTTGTTCCCGCGCGGGCGGCAGGTGTTTCTCTAAAACGATAGGTTCTTTGCCATAAATCAACAGCCGTAGTTGGCTGGAAATTGCGGCCAGGGCGATCAATGCGTGATCGCACAATGCCATTCCGTCTAAAGCGTCGTGCGATCTTCTTGGCGATGCGCTTCAATAAACTCATGCTCCGGCCTCGCGTGCTTCAGCCCAGGCGCTCATGTAACGCGCCGCCAGGCTGTCTTGCGCCGGGTCATTGCCGAGCAGATCGGGTGCAAAGTCAGTGAGGCCCAGCCGCCAGAGATGACGGCAATGCAGTGAATTCACCACATCGCCCTCTGCCGGATAGACTTCGATCGCGCGAGCATCAACGCCCCAGACCTCATTCTTGATGGCCTGAAGCTGATCCCATGTGATCTTGCCGTCATGGATCACCCAAAGGTGACCGATCCCATTGTCGACATGGACTTCGTAACCGTGACGCTCGCCCCACCAGCTCTCATCGTCATATGCCATCAGCCAAACCCCATGATCTCGCGCGCCTTCTCAGCGGCGGCACGGTCGATCTGACCAGAGGCCACCGCCTGATCGAGGCGTTCGGATTGGGCGGTGCGTTCGGCCTTAAGGATGCCGTCGCGCAGGCTGGTCGATCGGATCAGGTTGTTGAGCGCGGTGGTCAGGTCTTTCATGCCGCGCGGGTCAGGAAGCTGATCGGGGTCGGCCATCATCATCTGCAAGCGCCACTGGATCGTGGTGAGCTGCTGGAACAGTGCCGAGGTCACATCGACCTCTTCCTTCAGGCTGGCCTCTTCCAGAAAGGCGCGGATTTCGTCCTGCGCCTGCTCCTGCATCGCAGCATATTGCTGGAACTCCTGACCATAGGCGTGAACGGCCGTCTTGCCGATCCGCAGCTCAAGGCCCTCGTCGGCGAGACGAAAGTTCAGCGCTTCTGTCAGTTCGTCGTAGCCTGAGAACCCTCGGTCCTTCAGTTCATCCTGAAGCCATTGCCGAAACTCCTTCGGCAGCAAATCAATCTTGCGGCGCGGCGGCATGGCTCACGACCCCGGAACGCGGCGGGCAATACCCGGGTCGGCCTGATCGCCATTGGCAATGCGCAGCCCGGCAGCCGTCGCTTCCACCACGACAACCTCGTCACCACTCAGGCGGGCGTAGCCCTTGGCCTCGAGCCAGCGGAGATCTTCCACCACATCTGGATAATAGGCCGTGATCCCATCTGGCGTCCCGTTGATCACCGAGGTCAGAATGTCGGCATTGCTCTGATTGTCGCGCGTCGTTTCCAGAAAGCGCAGAATGATCGCGCGGCGCAGCGGTTTGATCTTGGTGCTCACATAGTCGTTCATTTCATCTTGCCTCCGTCGAGCAGGTGATCTTCATGGCGGCTGACAATGGCCTCGAGGCGGGCCATGATCTTCGCATTGCCCTCCATCACCGCCCGCATTTCGTTGAGAGAGCCGGTTTGCTTGACCAGCTCGAGTTGAAGGGAGTGCATATCGTCCTTGCCGGGCATGGTCTGGACGGTCTGCTCGATCGCGGCGATCCGGTTCTCGTGGCGGTCCATCCGCTTGGAGCCTTCCCGGAAACGCTCATCCACGTCCTTTCGCCGGTTGACGAAGAAGGCATAGATCATGGCGGCAATGGATAATCCGAAGCTTGCGAGCTTCAGACCTGTGTCGATGTCAAATGTCACCGGGCAGCCTCCCGCCAAGCCTGAACGGCCGGATTGTCACTCGGTTCGATGGAGGCGACGGTCAATTCGGTATTCGTCCCGGTGTCGGCCACACCAGGGCTGTCATGGCGCAAGGCGCGCAGACGGCTGATATTCTCCATGACCTGCGGCACCATCGCGGCCGATTGTGCCACCGATTGTTGGAATTCCTGGGCTTTCACCTGGAACCGGCCACCGAAATAGAAGGCGACGATCGTGCCTGCCAACCACCAGAGCGGCTCCGGCACCAATGCCAGACCTTGCATCCGCTCAGCAAACCAGATCGGATCGAACATCGCCGACGAAAAGAGTGCAAATGTCGCCACCACCATGAGCGGGCGCGGCAACCGATTAAGGCCATCCATGAACCGATCAAAGTGGCCCTTGCGCTCGATCTGGAACTCCGTGCCGAATTGCGCCAGTGCGGCCTGCGCATAATCCGATTGCCGCTGCGCGTTGGCTTCGGAATTCACGCGGAACACTTCGGCCGTCTCTGCCACCACATTACGACCTCCGCCGAAAAGCCCGGCCAAAATCCGTCCGATCACGCCCATGCCGAAACCCTCCGCTGAAATTCTGAACTGCTCATGTGAAATTGCGGGCTGATGAATTCTTCAGCGCGCCGGATCCAGCCGCCTTTGCCGCCAGCACGGGTGCGGGCATATTTGCGTGAAGCCGCGCGGCGATCAGCGATCCGGAAATAGTAGTTGCGCCGGGCGATCCCATAGGCGTCCACAAAGTAGTGCCCCGCTTTCTCAAAAGCGCGCCCAACCGCAGCGGCCGTGTTGGGGCCAAGAGCACCATCCACCGCCACCGTCTCGCCGAATTCCGGGAGCAGGCGTTGCAGAATTTTCACCGCGTTGCCACCTGCGTTCACATACATGTCAAAGACTGACGCCTGAAGCGGCGCGGGCAACAGATTGATGCGCGGCTTCTCGAAGTAATGACTGATGAAGATATCAACTGCTTGCTCACGGGTCAGCGTCCGCACGTCTCGCGCATCGACATCTCCGTCGCGGTCCAGGTCCATGCCCAGCCGCCGCATTGTGTGAATGGTAACGCCGAAGTTCGTGGCCCCGCCCGGATCGTCCGGGTCGTTCACATAGCCACCTTCGCGCGCAACGATCTCTTCTGCAATTTGTCTGACAGACTTCATCTCGTTCGCTCCGTTTGCTTGAGGAGGAACCTAAGCAATCGGGCCTTCGAGACGCGCCCCGACAGTTGTCGGGATTACTCGTCTTTGGCGTTAAAAAGGGAGTTCGGGTTCACTGTCATCGCGCAGTGATGCGACAACACGTTCCACAGTTCGGGTGTGCACGTCAACCTCGGCGGCGATCTGCGCCTGACTGAGACCCTCGCGCCAGAGCGCCTCGATCCGGGCGCGGCGTCCACCGGCACCGCCGATATTGCCACAAGGCACCATGAGTGTGCCATGCCCGAGCAGCTTGGATAGCTGCCGGGCAGGCTCAAGGCCAACGATCTGTGATAGCTCGGCATCGGCCTTGGGAGTTTTGGGCACATAGATGGCCCGTCCGCCTCTCGCCTCAGCCAGCCGCACGGCAACCTCCTCGCCGATCTCTTCGGCGATAATGGCCAGCACACCCGGCAGATATGGCTTGAAGCTCTTGTTCATTTGCGCCGCCGCTGCTCCCGGCGCGTTCGTTTCTTAACCGGCACACATGTGGTGACCGCTTTGCCCTGAAGCTTGTAGATGACGCCATTCACGGTCACACCGCAAGGATCGGGCAGCTCTTCGATCAACCGGGCGTCGATCTTGCGGCCGATGCGGCGGC